TGTTCGCCATGTGGTTTTATGCTGCATCCGCTTGCTTGGCGGGTAATAAGCAACAGTCCCTTGCGGTGTGCGGAATATGAGGGTGTTTTCTCCCTCTTCAAATTCAACTCCATTGCGCTGAAAGAAAGCCTTCATCCCTTCATGTGCTGAGTTGCGCGCTATCCTGCGCCGCTCTTTAAGTTCTGGCTTCATGTCTCGCCAAAACTCGCCCATCGTATAATCGTCCTCTGCCATAAAACCCTCTGTAGTTACCCGCTGATGCGGGAGAAATGCTTTGGTCGGTGTGGTGGACTGGCACTGAGTCGCCACTCTCACTTACTTCCTGACGCCCTGTTTTCTGTATTGGCAAACAACTGGCCCAGCCGGTTTTCAGGTCTTATCACACTGCTAGCGTTGCACCTCGCTTGAGGACACCGCCACCACACCCCAAAGCACTTCGCCACACTCTCGCAGTGGCCGCGCTCATGCCCTTGAGACTCCGTCGCTCATCGCCGCTCATAACCGGTGCGCGTCTGGCGTTCGCGCTGCTTTACCGGCATACCCTTTTCCTCGATTAACCCTGACCAGCGGTATGTCGCAGTTTGGACCTGCGTCTGGCTCTCATAGAGACTCGGGGCCACATCATTACTGCGGCTTGGAAGTGCGGTCTGTCCGCTTTAGTGCTTCATTTGAGTTTCTCCTCTAATTTTTTTATTCAAATTTCAGCTGGTCACACCGGCTCTCCATTGCCCGTTACACCCCTCGCACTCCCCGTCACCTGCTGAAATTCAAGTGGCGGCTCTAAGCGGTCCTCTAACTCCACTTCGCCGCTGGCTAACTTCGCTCAGCTGTCGATGTTTCGTTTCGATGGGTGGATAATCACATATTGTGTTTTATTGGTCAACACGAATTGTGATTAATGATGACAACAAAGCGTGTTGTTGCTGATTTGAAAGGGAATTTATTTTTTTAAATACCAGTGCTACGCTTAAAAAAACAGCAGGAGGGATGTGCATGGTTCTGGATGAAGAGCGTATAAGCATGAAAATTCAGGCGATGGGGCGGGCGGTGATGGAATTGTCACTGGCTGATTTACCCATGACCCAGCAAAACATCATCGACAAGCTGAAGCAGTACCGGAAGGAAACAGGAAACGTGATAGGGAAGGGCGTGAACAGGGATGCGGCTGAGATAGTGCGGAAAGGCTTATAGATGGTTAACGGTGTCACCAATGGTAAATCGTTTACCAAGGATGACAGCGTTTACCAGAGGGATCGGGTTGTTTACCAGCTGGCGGGGAATAGACGCCGTTAATGCCAGCATCCCATAATATTCAATTGGTTACGCTGACGTGGTGGTGGTGGTCGAATGGGGATCGGCAGACACAAAAAAACCGGCACGCGGCCGGTTTTTTTTACAACTCTCGCTTGGCTGTAATTTTTATTGGATCATTCTTCTGAGCTGATGGCACCTGCAAAGGGCTGAGTCCAGCTTTGGAACAAAGCGAAGTAACATGCTCTTTCCAATACGGCCAAGCCGCATTGTTAATTATGTCATCAGCGCTAAACTTTTCTATCTCTTCGATTGTTACAACTGAGTCTGAGTCAAAAACAACATCGTGCTGAGCTTCAATTTCGAACAGAACTTTAGATGTTTCTGGATCTTGCCCTGCTTCAGTTGCTCTTATCGAACATTGCAGCCTGAAAAGACATGCGCATCGACTTATCTTAGTTAGCTCTTCATCTTCATACTTTTCAGCAACTTGTACGCTAACAATACGGTTATTCGAGTGAAGGGTTAGATCCATGCCCTCTAACATAAAAATGTTTGTGTCAGCATCAAAAGTGAGAGAAGACTTTCTCAACAGTACATCTTTTACTTCTCTTAAAATCATAATTTACTACCTAAGGCAATCGTTTCAATCATATGCCAAGTATTATGCTGAGTTGGTTCAGACACATAATTCTGGATGACGACTTTTACCGAATCTTCAGCGGGACTTTTCGCGTATTTAAGGTGACCAGTTTTTGAAACAAGATAAGTCTTGATCATCTCTAACTCGGTAGTGCGATTGGTATACTCTACGGTGGTTACGGCTGGACAACCTTTACGGAGAAACTCAAAAGCAGCGGGAACCGAGTAAGCCGTTCTTAAAAGCTTATCCAGCGCAAATGATTGCGTAACGTCACCATTTTCATATTTAGTAAACGCGTTTTTGCCCCCACCAAAAATGATTGCTGCTTCAGATTGGGTAAGATGTAAATCCTCTCTGATTGCCTTTATCTGACCGCCTGTAAGCAATCCATCAGCTTCTCGATAAAAATCAGTCATCTGGCGTTTGTTAAATTTTGCCTGCTGAACTGTCAGAGTTTCTGAGCCACATGATTCGCAAACAGATGCATGGAACGGGACCTCTTTTTTAAAACCCTCAAACTCCCTGAGGATTTTGGTTTTCGTTTCATGCAACCCTTCATCCCCGCATATTGGGCAGAGTGAATAACGTTTCATGATTTGTCCTTAGTTTTCAGTTGATTCATGCAATGAAATGACTGCTACCGTGTTTCCAGAGTCTAAAAGGCATACTTTTACGTATAACATAACTGTGCACTCGCAACGTTCGTGGGGTATGTACAATTGCGCAGGCACTACATAAGCATCACATGCAAATAGTCCTTTCGGAGCGTTACCATTGCACCACTGTGAGTTGATGTATCGCCCACCTTTTAAGGCTAGTTCTACGTATGTACGAACATCCCCCAGATCCACACGATGAAGTGCTAAAAAATCATTTGTCTTATGTGTAACAGAGTTTACTTGGCACCTTGCTAACTCCGCCAGGAGGTTAGGATACAGCGGGCCTCCCTCAATGATGCGCTCTTCGCCATCTCTCAAGGGCTCCTTTGGCGCACCAGTCTTATACCTACTACATATCTTTATTACCATTATGGTAAGTCCAGGGTGAAAATGTCAACAGGAAGAAGTCTCAAATATGTATGATATTGTTTGCACGGCATTCTGAAATTACTATTTGAATCAATAGTCTGTGCATTTTATATTTAGCACATTTAAACTAAACGCAACTTTGTCTCTACAGCAACCCCAATAATCCGGCAGTTACCATTAATCGGCACGAGTGGCCATTGCGGGTTAAGGCCCTTCAGGTACTTCTGCCCACCATCGATCACCAGCTTCTTAAAAGTCGCCTCGTTCGAATCGGATAGCTTTGCTATTACCAGACTGCCGTTGATTGCCTCGCGCCCAGTATCGAAGAGGACAAAGGTTCCTTCTGGGATGCTAAGACCCGCCGGTGCTGTCATTGAGTCACCATCAACCTGCAGCCAGAACGCCTCCCCCTGAATGTGAGCATCTGATTCAAGCCAAAGGTCGATATCTTTAAGGGTGTACGGCTCAACAGCTTCGCACCATGCTCCTGCCTGCACCTTGCTTATAACTGGGTATTTATCACCTGGCTTGTAAGGGCCTTTGTAGTCATCGCCAAAAAGCAGCTCGGCAGGCGCAACCCCCAGCGCCTTAGCTATTACAGTTGCATCATCAACGCTAACGCTCCTGGTGCCTGACTCGTAATTCCCTATGCGTGACTGCGAGGCCCACCCGCAAAGCTCTGCGAGAGCCTTTTGTGACAGCCCTTTATCTTCGCGAAGTCGCTTAATGCGGCCCGCTATATCTTCGATTCTATTCATTCTCATTTTGTATCACGCGCCGTGTTAAAAAGCTTTACACGAATTGTGTTGATTAATAATCACGAATTGTGTTTAATGATGCTGAGTGACCATTCTTGAAAGGATCAGCATGAACAATATCGCCAACGAACGTAAGAAGCTTGGCATCACTCAATCAGAGTTAGCAGGTTCGTGCGGCTGGAACCAGTCCCGCCTTGCTAACTATGAAGCTGGCATACGAGCACCAGACCTGGATTCGTGCCGCCGCCTGGTTGACGCGATGAATAAGCTGGGGAGCAATACATCTCTCGATGCGTTGTTCCCACCAAAAAATAATGCCGCCTGATTGGCGGCCATAACCACGAAAGGGAAAGCAATGCATTCACTTGCGTATCAACAAGGTAACAAATTTTCGCCAACGGCGATGATTTACCAGAATCGCCGGGAGCCTGATTCAGCGGCGTTAAACATCGATGGGATACGCTCAGCTGTTCGCGCCTGGGCAGCTGACTGCCGCAGCCGTGAATTTGTCGCAGCGCTGATTGTGGAAGAGTGGCGGGCTACCGGCAGCACCGGACTGGATATCCCGACAGACTCTCACCGCCAGATGCAGAAGGTGTTCCGCTGGATCGACGGCGACACCGAATATGCTGCCAACAACATTCGCCAGTTGGCACCGGCAATCATGTCCGTCCTGCCGCTGGAGTATCGAAACCGCCTGGCGCCACAGAACGACACGATGTCGCTGATCGCATCCGCGATGAAAGAGTGTGCTGAAGCTAAACAGGCCGTGCTGCTGGACGCTCCAGAGCATCAGAAGCTGAAAGAGGTAAGCGAGGGTATAGCGTCGCTGTTCCGCCTCATGCCGGAGCAGGTAGGGCCGTTGATGACGATGGTTACGTCGATGCTGGGGGTTATGTGATGGGAAGTATCAAAAATGGCGAAAGCCGGTCTGCGCGAACAGAACCGACTTTCTGGTGCAACAAACGTCAGTCAATTGCGAGGTCATTATGACAAACGCTAATCCAAAACGCCAGGCGCAGGAGGTTTAACTGTGTCGAACGTCGCTTACGCTAATTTCGCGGCGCACTCAGCCGCAAGGAGCAACAGGATGGAGAACCAGAAGTCTGGTTACGTCCCGTTGTACCGGAGCATCAAGAAGAAGTCCTGGGCTAAGGATGTGTTCCTGCGCGCGCTGTGGGAGAACCTGCTCATAGACGCAGCCAGACAGCCCTACACTGCATTCTTCAAGGGCAAACAATGGCCTCTGCAACCCGGTCAACTGGTCGTCACTGCTGCAGATCTTGGCCTTCAGTTGTGTGACCGTCAGGGCAACCCGACAAGCCGCGACGCAGTGGAGAGAATGCTGTCAGTTTTCGTCCGCGAAGGGATGATTTCCATCGAAGGAGAGAAGCGAAAAGGCAGGGTGATCACCATCACAAATTACGTCGAATATGCTCAAAAAATGGACGATTTACCCGCACATAAAGCCGCACATACAGGCGCACATGATGAAGCCAGTAACGGCGCGGGTTCAGACGGGTATGCCGCACATAAGGCCGCACAATTCCCCGCACATCATGAACAAGAAGGTAATAACAAGAATATAAATAACTCTACGTCCGAGAATTCTGACGAATCCTCTGACAAGCCTGGAAAGAAACCGCCTGTCATGAAACCTGAAGCGGCAATTCAGAGCGGCACGAAGTGGGGTAACTCAGAAGACCTACGCTGCGCTGAATGGCTGTTCACCATGGTGCAAAACATTTCACCATCTGCCAAAAAACCAAACTATGCAGCGTGGGCTAACGACATCCGCCTGATGCGCGAGCGTGACGATCGCACCCACTACGAAATTGCTGCCCTGTTCAAATGGGCCTGTAACGACAAGTTCTGGCAGGGAAATGTTCTATGTCCGGCAACG